ATGCGGATGCACTCACGGGTTTCTTCAACCGTGAAATCATTTGCAGTCAGAGTCAGGATGTAATTGAAAAGTGCCTGATTCCTTCCGTCCCCGGCATCCATATCTAAGAAATCAGCGGTTGCCTTGACCGGGAACAACCACTTGGGTACTTCCTGATACTGCCCGCCTTCTTCAATGTCCCATTCACAAAAGCGTTCTTCGCCATCTGCCTTTAATTTTTCGTATGAATCTTTGAACCCTGTTTTTATGTCTGCTGTCAATCCAATAGCCAGTGAAACGTGGGTATAGCCTCTTGTTACTTTTGAATTTTTGAATATAAAATGCTTTCCTCTTGTGGTGCATATTACCTTGCAG